GCACACCACTCCGCAACTTTAGGCCAAACTATGACGAAACCAATGGCGACTGTAACGTCCACTGTCATACTATCCGCAATGCGAGTTTCAAAGTCTAAATCACAAGCCCAAGTATTTACCAAATCATAAAGTTTCTTTGAATCAATTGTTCCTGCCATAAGCCTTCGAATGTACATTACATTGTCAACAGAATTAAGATATTCAGTCCATGGAACCGTTCGAACTCCTCTTTCTTTTGCCATAGTACATTGCAAGGTGTTTGGTAATGCTGGAGCACTAAATTTAGTACATTCAAGAACAACAATTTCTCCATCATCTTGAACCCAAATCATTCCAGCATGAGTTGGATAATGTTCAGCTACAGGTATTCCCATCATTCCATGACCTCTGTAATGAACAAGAACTAGATCTCCAGTTTTAGGAACATATGAATTAATGACTGGTGTTTCAAAAGCAGGTTCTAATAAAACTCTTGATTTTTCAACAGCATGCTTCAAGGCAAAAACCACTATAAGCAATAAAATTCCTGATAAAATTATAAATACCGAAAGAATCTTTCGAAGAATCATTTTTATATAAACTGAACTTTTATAATTTTTGTAATTGGTTGACGAGTCAATGGATTGATAAATATATTTTTTTCAACGAATAAATTTAAAATAGTAAAGTAATTGTAAAATGCAGTTTTGCATTCATCAAAGTAATAAAATTCTTTTTCTAGTTCTTCCATAGATATAATATCATTTTCTTCTTCCTTTTGTTTTTGAATGCTTAAAGGTACTTTTTCAGATGCTTTTTTAAGTTTTAGTAAGTACTTGTATAGATCAATTTCCATTTTTTTTGCTTGTCTTATTCTTCGACTAATTTTGAAAAAAATTTTTTTTTTATTTTCGTAAATTTTTTGCGGCAACTCTAAAATGTTTTGAAGCTTGCTCCATATGATAATGATATTTTAAATTGGCGTCATACATTTCCAAACCTATGTAAATTAAGATTCCTACAACAATAGAAAATATTGAGACACCTATTACTACATTTTTATTTTTCCGCTTGCTTTCGGTTGATTTATCCATAGATAATCCAATTATTAAAGCTATAATGCCTCCAAAAAATAATATGAAACAAAGATAAAATAAAGATTTTGGTTGGATTATTTCCATTCTATCTCTTTTTTATTATTTATGTTTTCTGATTCTAGAGTAAATTTTTCTTCTTCCAGCATTCAAAGGATTTAAATCGGCAAACAACTCTTGACTTTTTGAGTTAGGAGCAGTCGCATACGCTTGTGGATCTTCATTATTATGGTAAGAAAAATCGAGTCCTTTCAAATCTTCTTCATAGGGTGATCTAGGAGACTTTAATTGAATCAAATCTGGACTGTAATCTGTTTTTGCAGCAACGAATTTTTCCAAATGTGGATTTTCTCCTTTAAAAATAGGATGACTTAAGTTATCTATTTTGGCCTTTTGTACATAATCAATGCGAATCAATTTTGAAACTGTATTAGCAAAGTAAAATATTACAAATCCAACGACCATGCTTATTACAGATACAGCAATAACGACTCCTCTTTTGGTTCTTTGAGAATCTGTAGTTGTATTCATGTATATTAAAGATGTTAATAGACCAATTAAACCACCTAAAAATATAATAGCACCTACCCAAAAGATAACATTTTCGCTTGTTAAATCCAAATCAAAAGTGGAACTAGACATTTTTTATTCTATATAATATATTAAACAATAGAAAAATAGATATGATAAATACTTTAAATATTTAAATAAATAAATAACAAAATCTTAATAGGTATAGAATCAATCCTTTGAAGCATTTTTAGTTCTTCTAGCTTCTAATTCTTTTGGAGTATCGGTTGAAACATTAAATTTCGTATTTATAACGCCTCGAACTAATTTTGTCGGAGCAGACGTAAGCTCTCTTCTTTTTTTTCCTGTTAATAATTGAGACGTTTGCTTTTTTGTGGCATTAGACATATGCTGACGAATGCTTGCCAAGTTCTCTTCAACATATTTATCGACTTCGTTGTCCAAGCACCACTTTATGAATGTCAATTGACCTACAGTTGTTCTATGAACAGACCCGTCCATCTCAAAAAATATATGAGTTCCTCTGCGAAAAGGATCAAATAATAACCTATGGTGCTTTCGAAGTTCACCTTCATAAGATAAATTTGGATCTACGACAGTAGAAATATCTTGCTTTTTCATGACTATTATTTGCGGATTGCCTTTCGAATAATTAGTAACGGCCCAATCATAAGCTCTTAATCGAGGAGACTCTGATGATTCGTCATTGAGTTTAATGACTACATTTCTTAATTTGTCCTCATCAAAAAATTTGCATTTAACGAGCTCTTTCAATTGCTGGTACTCTTTATTATTGATTCCGTAATGAATACGTTTTCCATTTAAAAAAACTGTATGACTTTCTTCGAACCAAAATTGTCCTAAACTGTCAGATCGAAGTGCTCTTCTTTTTTCATCAGGATTACGAGATCTGCAACTTTTTGATGCAGGTAATGCAACAACAGATATTTCTTCATTCATTTTTATTTAATCTAACTACTAATTTTATTTATTATAAAAATTAATTTAATTTTTTTAATTATTTCATTTCAATTTTTTATTTTTTTTTTTAATTTTTATTTATTTAATTCTCTCTATAAAATCTGTCTCTTAAATATTGTTTATATTCATTATATATAGCTTCGGCTTTGGACATGTTTCCAAAATAATGTTCTAAAAATGTATGCAAGTTTTCTTCAGAATTCATTGGATCAGCCATTCTCATCTTGTCTATAATCTCAAACAATTCCTTCTTGGTATAAAAATTACGACCACCCATTAAAGAATCAAAAAATTCTTTCCATTCATTTTCTCCGCCTTCTAAATTTTTCTTGTAATTTTTAGAAGGAATAAATCCATGATCTATTGCATCAAGTAAACGCTTTTGCTTTTTTGCCTTGTCCAAAGGTATTGGTTTTTTAGAATATTTATGTTTTGTTTCTCTATTGACAACCCAATATAATTCTTGGTTTGGTGCTTTTCTTAATGCATAAGGCATTTTATTTTATTTATATTGCGTTAAAGTTCTTTTGAAATTATTCTTGTTTTGAAATAAAATTATAAAATGCCCAGAATAGCGATTGTCGGAATTGGAAATTGTTGCAGTGCTCTTGTTCAAGGAATTACTATTGAAAAAGCAGGGAAAAGACCTTTAGAAGGATTAACATACGAAGTTATTTACGGATATAGAGCTCGTCATATTGACATTGTAGCAGCTTATGATGTTGATTCAAAAAAAATTGGAAGTCCATTGAATGTAGCAATATATGCAAAACCTAATTGCTGTTATGAATTATTACAAGAAGATGAAAAACAATTTTTACCGACGACAATAGTTGAAAGTGCTCCAGTTTTAGATGGAGTAGCACCACATATGAACAATGAAGATGGATTTTTAGTGGATGATTTACTTTATCATTTGGATCCATTGTCTTATAAAACGAAAATTATACAAAGTCTCTTGGAAAAAAATGTTGACATCCTAATAAATTATCTTCCAGTAGGATCTCAAAAAGCAACAGAATATTGGGCTGATATTTGTCTGGAAACCGGAATTTCGTTATTGAATTGTATACCAGTTTTTATCGCCAGTGATCCAGTTTGGGAAAAAAAGTTTTATGACAAGGGAATTCCACTTATTGGAGACGACATGAGATCACAATTTGGTGCTTCGGTTCTAAGTCAAATGTTACAAGAATTAGCATTCGACAGAGGTCATAAAGTTAAGGCTCATATCCAACAAAATGTAGGTGGAAATACGGATTTTAAAAATATGATGGACAAGTCTAGATTAGTTAGCAAAAAAATTTCAAAGGAAAATGTGATTCGATCTCAAAATGATATTCGTAATGTAGACCCAAAAGATAGTTTCTTATATGCAGGTCCTAGTGATTATATTTCTCATTACAAAGACAATAAAGTAGCTTATTTTCGTTTAGAATTAGAAGGATTTGGTGGTGCTCCTGTAGAATTTGATGCAAAACTATCAGTTCAAGACAGTCCAAATTCTGCTGGAGTGGTCATTGATGCTATACGGTTTCTAATGACTGCAAGAGATTTAAAATTGAAAGGATCTTTAAGAGGCGCAAGCGCATTTACTCAAAAAACACCACCTGAACAATTAATGTTTAAAGACGCAAAATATGAATGTGATCTCTTGTCTGAAGGAAAGATTTCAGAAAAAGTTAAATTACAAAATTTATAAGTTTATTTCATTCATCTTTTTTAGAAATTAAATCTTTTTCAGGTTCTTCTTTTGCTTGAGGAATTTCTTCATTTTCCTTGGTTTCATTTTCTACTTCTTGGTACTTATCTTTTTCGTTAAACCACCAATTTAATAAAGAAATAATTTTATGAAACAATGCTTTCTTATCAAATTCAGTAGTAGAACCATCTTCAGTACTCAAACATACTTGTATCAAATTATTTTCTATATTTTCATCTAAATCAAATGGAGACAACAATCTATACAAGTAATCTTTTTCCGTTTCCGTTTCCTCATTGAGACTTTCCCCAATTTCAGCATTTTCTTCTTCATCTGCATTATCGTTGCTACATATTGGGCATCCGGTAACAGAGGCCTTATTCATTATCCATTCTCTTTTGCAAACATTGCAAAATATTGAAGGAATAATGTTTTCATTTTCTTGACAATGATGTTTGCAACTGTAAATTAAGGTAATAGAACCAAAACTTACTGCAAAAATAGACATAAAAAATGATGCAAATGTCAAAAATGTATTAAAATCACTAGGACAAGACATATTCATTTTATTTTTATAGTAGATTAGCTAATTTATTAATTGCTGTAGAACTATGTATAGTAATTATCAACGAAATAATAGCTATAACAATAACAAAAAAACCCAAAATTCCCATACCAAAAATTAAAAAAAGCAATAATTTATCTTTTGAAATTTCATTTTTTAAATTAAAATTTTTATTTTGAGGATTATTTAATAATTCATTGGTAATTAATTTAGCGATTGCTTGCGAATCTATTTGTATAGGAATTTCTTCTTTTTTTTCAATCTTTTTTATAATTTTTTCAGGTTCTTCTTTTTTATCATTCGATTGAGAAGGAGAGGAATCTTTAGGCCATGAAAATAATGAATCATTTTTCCATGGATTCTTGTACCTCTTCATTTTTATTTTTGTGGATCTTACAAAGCGTCTAAACAAAAACGTATTTTTTCTTGTAATAATATGGACATGAAAGCATCCGTTGAACCTCTACTTTCTAATAAGTCCCAAGGTTTTTCTAAAATTATTTGAATTCGATAAACTGCATTTTTCTTGTCATTTAGAAGAGATTCAGTTTCTAATATTGATTCTGAAGAAAAGGAACGACTTAATATTATGTCCCATGGACCTTTTCTATAATATTTTACTTGCTTATAAACAACATTTTTTGGTTCTACGGAAACCGGCATTGACTCATTGTCATAATATATTCTGCTTTCGGCTCTTGTTATGACATTTACATTTCTTATATTTGTTTCTTTTATCATTTGAACTTCAGTTTTAAAATGTTTGCATTCTTCAGTTGTAATTGTATCATCATTTACAGTATAATCAACTCTAGTTACCATTTTATATTCAGGATTTTCGTTCCAACCAGAGTACCTATCTAATTTATTCTCAATTTTTTTAAATTGATACTCTAATAAATCGTTAGATAAATCAGAAATAATCCAAATTGGTTCTCTTCGATGAGCCATGCGTCTCATAAATTTAAATATATCAATAAATTCATTTTCGTCTATGTCAATATGATTGCTGTTTATTTTTTCAACAATTTCTTGTTCTTCATGTATGTCCTTGTTTTTAAATAAAGGTTCTACTATCATTTGGTCTCTTTGATTTTTTGATAAGGATGGAACGACGGAATAATTGGGTTGTTCAAAATCTCCAATGACTGCAAAACTACCAGTACCTACATGTACAGGTTGACCTACTATAAGTTTTTCCGTTGCTCCACCTAAATAATCAATTTTACCGAATGCTGCTCCATGTTCAAATACTTCCAAGGTTTGTTCGAATGAAGCACATTGTAATAAAGATCCACCTAATTCTTCCATTTTATGACGATTCAAAGGATTTATATTACCAGATCGTCCTACAGTATCAGATAATAGCCATGTATGTCTAGGATCGACATAAGATCCATCGAAACTTAAAACTCTATGTAATTCCGATTGCATTAAACTTAATGCTGCTTCTATGCCTAATATATTCATCGTCTCAATAATGTTATTGGATGTTGTTTCCAAGCAATTTACTTCTGGTAATTGAGACAAAGCCAGCAAATCAGATCCTTCGGTTTCAATATATTCTCCAAGAGGTAACGCTTTTTTAATTGATTCAATTCCGTTTATTAATGCCGTATCCAGTAAAGCATCATGTACAGTTTCAGTGACTACTCTATCAAAACTTTCATCTTCATGAAAAGTAGGAGGACGAACATATATAATCCATTCATTGCAAATATTTGAACTCCATACAACGCTGGCATTTTCCAAGTATGTATTTAAGTTTTGTCCAACTTCTTCAACATTTAGGTACCTGGAACATGTCTTATTCTTGTCTAAGACGTATTTTGCCATCCATGAAGAAACTTTATCTTTCCTTTTTTTTAAAACTAGTTGCTCTATCTCTTCTAAAATATTTGATGGTTCGTCATATTTGTAAACTTGCGAAGATACAATAATGTCATTCAAAGTACATTTCGCTAAACTTGCCGCAAACGATCGAAGCTTGAACTTGTCTAACTTATCTTTAAGCTTGATTTTCATGTTTGCGGTTTCATATGTATCCACTGCATTTATTATTTGCTTGAATCTAGGTAAACCAGTTAACGTTACATTTTTTTCTGCTATTCCAGAATAATGGAATATATTTAATGTCATTTGAGTCGATGGTTCTCCAATAGAACTACTTCCAACTGCTCCAACGCCTTCTCCAGGATTAACAATAGCATGAGCATAAACTTTTTTAAACTCTTCTACAATCGATTGAACATGATTTTTTTGGACTCTCCAGTTGTTTAAAAAAGTTTCATTGCATTGTAAAGCTAAGCAAGCTCTAGTTAATATTGATGGATCATCAAATAAAATTTTGTTTCTTTTTGGTCTTAATAAATAATCCTCAATTGTATCATATACTTCAAAGCATCTTCCATCATGAACATTCAAAATAAACGGAAATATTTGACCAAGGACGTCAAATGGGGTACATAAGAATCCATTTTCATCATTTTGTTGTTTAATCATGGAACAAACAATTAATCGTTCCAAATTTATAGGCATACTTATTTCTTCTCTATGTTCAAGAATATTCAAAGATATATCGGTTACAGAAGTAGATTTCAAGTCTTTTGGTACCTTTACTCTTTCAATCAATGTTCCGTCGTAATCATCTCCGCCATAATGCAATTGAACAATTAGATTTGAACTAACTCGAACGCTTAAATCATAACTTACAACCTCTGATTCTTGATTTTTTACCATTCTTCTTTGATTATAACCTGTATCTGCTGTAGAAACTGCCGTTGCTACGACTCCTTCTCTTCCTGCTTGTTGATGAAAGAAAAATTCAGATGGATTGAGACCCATCAAATACGATGAACTAACGAAGCCTCTCGCTTGCGGAGAATTATCATTTGGACTAAAATTTGCCAATGTTCGTTTTCCTAAAGGTCCATTTCGAAAAGCAATTCTGCTTCCATTAATCGTTTGTTGTCCAACAAGTCCTCCAATTTGAGCGATGTTCATAACATTTCCTTTAGCTCCAGAACCTACAACATTTGCAATTCCACTGTTATTGTCCATTCTTTTCAAAACTTCTAAACCTGCAATTTTTAAAGTATCTTGCATGATTTGCGTCTGTTTAATTTCTTTAACTTCTTTTGGAACGTCCGCATTTTCAATGTCTTGGTTTTTTTTCATGGCTTGAATAACAATGTCATCGACAATATGATCCGCATCCGTTACGCAGTCCCTTATGCTTATACAAATTGTATCTTTTTTTAACCAATGCATCAATATTCTTTGAGCATCAGATATAAATTTTGATGCAGCCCAGGGTGATTGTTGCTTCCACATAGCTTGTACTATTCCGTTACTGCTATTTCCAACCGATTGTTTGCATAATCGTCCGCAAACTAATTTCCCTTTACGAACAATGACTACATTGTCTTCAAAAATGTCATTGTAACTTTTGGCATTAGAATTATTAACAGCCTTCATCATAGATAAATTATCAGGTATAATTAAGCTGAAAACTTGTTTACCTGTCCATAAAGGTCCTTTGCTTGACTTTAAAATTGCTGGTTTTTCAAATCCTGTAAAATCATCTGCGAAGGTTCGACTTTTATTTGGCTGAAACAAGTAATCGTCTGACTTTGTTGAATAATGTATGTTCATGCTTAAATTCATTATTTCTTCATGAGTACAAAAGCTGTCCTTGCGAGTCATCATGTATGCTCCTACAATAGAATCCTGGACCAATGAAATTAAAACGGAATTGCTTTGTGGAGTGACCATCTGATTTGGAACTGACATTATCTCTTGAGCTTCTGCAATTGCAGTATAATCTTGCAATGCATGTAAATTCATTTCATCTCCGTCAAAATCTGCATTAAAAGGCTTTGTACAAGGTAAAGGAAGCTTAAATTGAGAACCTTTTACAAAATATGCTTGAAATGCCATGATGGAGGCTTTGTGCAAACTTGGTTGTCTGTTAAATAATACCCAATCATTGTCGGTCAAATGACGTTCAACTATATGACCCGGAACCAATGACGAAGCCAAACGTTTTCTTCCAACTTCGTCTAATAAAGAAACATGCAAAACTTTTTCTTCATTATGTTCCTTTATTCGAACAGTTAAAGCCCCATTTTTTGTATTTGCTCCTCTTATGATGCAATTTGAAAGTCGATTGATGTTAAAATTGGTAACAAATTCAGGAAATGTTAGAGTATTCATAATACTTTCAGGTACTCCTAACTGAAAAATATCATGAGTAGAGTCGGGACCAACAACAGATCTTCCTGCATGATCAACTCGTTTACCGCTTAAATTTCCTCGAAGTCTTCCTTTTTTACCAGTTAATCTTTTTTTCAAATCTTTTATGTTTCGTTTACCTATTGCTCTTGAATGTATAACTGATTGGCCATCATATGTTAATATTTTTTTTAAATTTTGATTAATTAAAGCACCACAAAAAATTTGTAGCTTGTCCCATCCAAATTCAATTTTTTTTTCATCCTTTGCTTCGATATAACTACCTAATTCATTATTAACTCTAACAATTTCTTGCAAAGCAACAGTCAAGTCATTTTCTCCTCTTAATCTAGCCTCAGTAGATCCTGCAGACGTAGCTGGTCTTATTGATGGAGGTGGAACCAAATGAGCCTTGACAATGTAATTCTCAGGATGATTAATTTTTGGATTAAATCCCATCATTATTAAAGCTTCTTCTGGAATATGTTTTATGATACTTTTGATTTCGTCTGGCATCAATCTTCGGTTTGCATAGTTAAACTCTTCAGGACAAGAAAATAATTCTTTTTCTTTTTCTCTGAAATTTCTTTCAAAAAATAATTTATTTTTTCTTGAGTACAATGGCTGAGGAGCACCGCAATCCTCATAAGGACATTTAAGTTTATTTTTACATGCTTCAGAAATAGCTCTTAATCTTTCCTTTGTACCTACAGCAGTTCGATTCAAAATAGAACGAATATCTGAAAAATTGACTATTTTTTGGTTTGAAAATTTAGGTCTAGAGCATGCCCAGCAAACGCTTCTTAAAATACATAAAACGCTTGCTATATGTCCTATACGAATAACTGGCTTTTCAAGCTCAATGTAACCATAATGGTTGTTACATGTAGCTGTTAAACCGCAGGTCGGACATTGCAATGCCTTATCCGTAACCCCCATTCTTGCATCATTTACTCCATTTGCTTTAGGAAGTCCTCTATCATAAGTACTTGGATTCATAACCTGAACCACTGCTAACTTTCTAATTTCGTCATCGCTATATAGTTTTAGTTGAATGCTGTTCAATGAAATCATTTTAAAAAATAAAATAGTATATACTATTATTATTATTATTATTATTATTATTTATTAATTTTTCTTAAAAAAAATTATTTAATGTAAATTTGCAAATGATTTTTTCGTATTCTTTTGAGTAATATTTATCGATGTATACAAGTCTAAAAACGTCAAGTCTCTTGTGGAACATTTGTCAAATACGTCAGCAATATAACCGTATAAATAAACTTCAGTATAATTTGATTCTCTTTCATGTTGTTCTGAATAAACATGATGTTTAAAACCTAAATGTTCATACATACCTATTAATGCAGTTGGACTATTAAGATTCTTTAATTCTCCTAATGCTTGTAAACCCATTTTTGCATCTGGTTTGGCTTTAAATCCACTAATACTAAATGCATCAATGAAACCAACTAAAAAGCATAACATTGCATGACCAAGACCTTTCAAAGGTTTGAATTCTTGATGAGTTTCGTAAACGTTAAAATAACTCAAATCATTATAATAGTATCTCAAAAATATATTGAAATGAATTGGTCCAAATCCTACTTCTTTTCCTTTGTCATAAACATCTATAACGACTCTAGCGAAACAATCTTTTCCTTGAAGATTTTTACTGTTTTGGTTCATTTCTGCAAAAAATTCTTGGATTGTGGAATCTGGACCAATATAAGATAATTGTCCAACCACTTGCGAAAATCCTTCAGTATCATTTCTTTTTATAACAATATTAAATGCAAAATCTTTTGTATCCCCGCCTTTAATTTTTACAGTTTTCATTTTTTATTTAATAAAAATTTTTTTTTTTTATTTTGCGTTCAATAAGAATAAATAAATTTGAATAACTTAACATTGAAAAAATAAAATGGCAATCCCTTTAAAACGTAGAAAAATAGTCGAAGATGAAGAAGAAGTAATTTCCGAAATTGTAGATGACGAAGAAGAAGAAGATATTGACTATGAAACTGAAGATGACGAAAATGAAAATGATTCAGAGTCTGATGATTCAATAGTAGTCCCAGAAGATGAAATTGTCATGGAAGAAGAACAGTTACCAGAAGATGAAGATACTGATGAAAACGCTAAGAAAATGGCTGAAATACTAAAGAAAGAAGCTGAAACATTCATAAAGAAGCCTCTTGAAAGTACTGTCGCAGGAGGTAGAGTCTTAAGAGACAGAACCAAAATTAAAAAGCCAGACGATAGACATACAAAGTTAATTCATGAAGCATTTATTCATGACGAAAAGAAAGAACTGATTAAAGAAATAAATATTTGGAAGAGAACCTTCGCCATAGAAGCTGCAGAAAAGAATATAATTTTTCCAAAATTAACTTTAAGAATGAGTCTTGAAGAAATTAGGCAAGAACATGATGTAATAAGAATTAAGCTTGGTCTTGATCCTTCAGATGATGATGAAGACGATGACGATGATGATGATGAAGAAGAAGATGAAGAAGAAGATGAAGAAGATACAGAAATGGAAGAAGATGATTATTCAGACGATGATGATGACGACATGGATGAAGACGAGGATGATGATACTGAGGATGAGTCCGAATAATACCTATAATTTATTTACAGCTTAAATAAATATGATTTCTCGTAAATTTACAAAAGACGCAGCCACTCTTGATACCATAATAGGAATAAGAACTTCTTCCTCAAATGAAATAAAAAATACTAAAAAGGATACTGTCTTAGCAACATCTGTTCGAACTGTTTCAAGCAGTCCTTATGCAGACATTGGAGCTACAGATCCCAGAGTTTCTTCAGTAAGAATTGAAGACGTTAAAAAATCAAAGAACATGGACGATGATTTTTTTACAAAAAAAATTGTCTTTAAAAATCAAACATTCGATGATTCTAACTTTAATGCGGACAAACCTTTACCTACAAAAGAAAAAATTATTGAACCTGAAAAAATTGTTTTGAATAACGCAAGAATTAATGTTCTATCAGAATTTAATAATTTATAATTTTTCTTTTTTTTATATTTCCAATATAGGTATACTTGTTTCCGAAGGAGTTGAATTTAGTACTGTTTCGTCTTCATTACTTTCAATTGAAATGGTTGAATTCGGAGTATTAAAAGCCGAGTTGCTTTCCGATGCATCAGTTACCTTTTCTTCCTCTTCCTCAATTTCTTCTTTTATTACAGGAAAAATTTTGAGAGTTTTTTCATATGGAATAACCTTTTTACCGTCGCTGACTATGTCTGGATGCGTTATCTGTTTAACATTAAGATCGCTGACCATAAACTTCTTCTTATATTCATAAAGCACCTTGTCCGGAATTCGAGGAAAATTTTCCATAAAACCTTTTAAATCGTCCTTGATCATCTTCAATAAATATTTTGGTGGAGTCCTTTGCTGTCTTGATAAACTCATTTCAATTGATATTAGCCTATGCATTTGAGCGTACTGTACAGATGCAACTTTATGAGCCTCTGCTCTCTGAGCATACTTGAAATGACTGTTTATCATTCCTAATAAACTAACCGAAAAAGAAATCAAAGAAAACGCTTGTGATATTCTAGAGTCCAACATCTGAGCACCTATTTGGAAACTTCCAGATAATGTACTTAGTACAATCATTGGAATTTGTATCCAGTTATTTTTATTACGAAATATTTTTTCTGCATTCGCATGCATCCAAGCTAATCCAAAACATTTCTCCGCTTCATCGCAAAGTAAATCTTCAATTGAATGATTCCAATTTATGGATTTACGTTTTACTTCATCATTCGCGGAATTTGACGAAGGAGTGCTTACATTCATATAAATTGATTTTTTATTTAAGGAACTACTCTTTTATTTTAAAAATGATTTACAATTTTAAATTGATTGAAATGAAAAAACTATACTAAAATATCATTTAATAGTTTCCTACATAAATTAAGTAAGTAACTATTGCTACAGCACCAGTACTGACAGAGGCTGTTCTAAGTAAGTTGTATGTTGAAGTACGGAATGTTGTAAGTTTGTTGAAGGTATCTGGAGTTGCGGCAGTGATTTGTCCAACATTGTTACCCATCTTGTCAACATTTTCGTATACTGACATAGGAATACTGATCTTTGTAACATAAGCAATTGCATAATACAAGATTGCAGCGACAAAATAATAAGATGGACTTATTTGAGTCTTGCTTAAGAGAAGAGTTAACAAAGGAGTATAGATAATTAATTGATAAATTATATCGCTAGAGAAGAAAACGTAAATATCTTGAAAGAAATTGTTAGTTTCTGCTACTGCTTGATTTGTATCATTTCTCAATGCTATGCAAAGACCAAAAACAAGAATGGACAATACAATAATAGCGTTTAATAATACAAATGACTTTAAGGTACCTGGAATTTCAGAAATAGTAGGTAAACGATATTGACTATGAGACATTTTTATTTATATATATACGATATTCAAAAAAAATTTAATCATTTTTTATCAATTTTAAATGCAAAAATTTAAACATGGATTCCTGATTCCATGACATACTGGAGGATTGCTACAGCTAAGCAAGAAAATGATGAACCATATAACAAGTTACCGACAGATTCTCTGATGGCTGTTAACTTGGTATAAGAAGGACCATTCAATGTTGCTGGGGAAGGAACAGCGACTGTATTTCCTACTAAATCAATTTTGGTTGTAGTGACAGATTTTGTAATACCTACTTGAAGAATCCAAGCAAATAAGAAGAATACTAATGCGGTAAGCAAAAAGTATCCTGGCTTGACATAACGGTCACCAACAATCAAAAGAGCAAATGGAGCGAATACTGCAAGTAAAGAAGGGACTGTTGAATAAACCATGTAGTATACGGTTTGACCGAAGGCATTGACTGGAGCGTTTGGAGTTGCATTTGGTCTGAAAGCAACAGCTAAAATAATGAGAATAATAGCAAAAATATCTGCTGCATGAACTAAAGATAAAGCAGAATAACTTTTAGTAAAATTGTCTAAAACAGGTACATGTACTTTTGAGTGGGATGGCATTTTTATATTATATACAATCTCCATGTTGCCTATTTATAAATTTGAAATCCCCGACTAACGTAAAACTTTTGTCGTTTGTACCACATAGCTTTAAAAATACTGAAATCGTCCACTATGTCAAAGACTTCAGGTACTGATTTACCTTCTTTGGTTCTTTCGCATCGACCAATTGTTTGCTGAATTTTACTTCTTGGTAATGCTAAAATTAAAGTATCAATTGAAGGATCATCGTATCCTTCTTCCAAATATTGATAAGTTGCTACCACAAACTGCGACTCTTTCGCTTGTTCTTTGTTTCCGTAACCTCCATAAATTAACGAAGCATTTTCTAAATTTTTGAATAATAACTTGGCATGGTTTACTAAACTTGTGACCACAAGAATTTTTTTTCTAAGTTTAACTTGATCGCATAACTTGAGAATGAGTTCATTTCTTTTTTCGTCAAGGGCTAAATGAGACACCATAGCTGAAAATCCTAATTTATCTCCATATGTAATAACTTTTTGCTGACCATCCTTGAAAACAATTTGATGGACTTTTACTGTATTTTTAAGACCGGTAACTTCTGGCAGACGTTTATATACAAAGCAAGTTGGACCTGCTAACCAATACAATAAATGTTCAAGGCCATCATTTCGATCAGGGGTTGCTGATATTCCTAAAATGTAACGTGGTTTGAGTTTCGGCAATACTGAACTCAAACTTAAAGCCGCCAAATGATGCATCTCATCAATGATGACAAGACCAAATTCATCTAAAACTTCTTTTGAGTATTCGCATTGACATAAACTATCAATGCTCGCCACATTGATATCGGATTGAGTATTTATTGTATTGCTTTGCAGCCATCCAACAGATTCTACATTGGTCCAATTTATTATTTCTTCTTTCCATTGCTCCATTAAAAATACTCGATTGCAAATAACTAATGTTTTTCTTTGTAACTTGCATGCTATTGATAAGGCCATTGCAGTTTTACCAGCGCCGCAATCGGCAATAATTGTTGCTCCACCCCATTGTTCTAATGAAGATAAAGCATTTGTTCTAGCAATTTCTTGATAATTTCGTAATTGTCTGTCATTCTTCAGAGTCAATGTACTTGCTTCTTTTCCGAAAACGCGAATGTCAGAAGTTGGATTTCCGAATAAACTCAAACCAAAAAATTTCGGAATTCCGAACCAATTTTTTTTGTTTATTATTTTTTGCAAAATGGAAAACGGTTTCGGTCTTGATAAAGATAATTTATTTTGCTTTGGTAAACATTCCATTAAAAAAAACCATTCTTGTTTTTCTAATTCGTCTTCTTCTATCTCAATCCAATAACTCGTTCCTAATATACTATTGTACTGACAATTTCCTTCAATGGGTCTTAATTTTGTAGATGTGGAGGACCAATTTCTAACTGACGGAAAGCCGTTGGATTCTTCCAAAAGAATGTTTAATTTAGCTAGGTCCATTCGTCCACAAGGTTTGTTTAATGGCAAGATGATGATTTTGTCTGTTTATACCCAAGACGGAGAATTATCTAAAATTAGTGGCAGTCCTTTTGATAATAAAAATTTTGTTTATTTTACAAGGCAGACAAAAAATGAAGCAAAAATATATTTGTTTGGAGTTTCTGAAGAAGGATCAAGCGTTTGTGTTCAAGTTAATAAGTATCGTCCTTGGTTTAGAGTAGAAGTTCCAAATTCCTTATCGGATTTGGAAATAAGCAAAATTTGCAAAGATCAAAAAATTGATTTTTTTGAGTTTGAATATTTAAAATCCTATTATGGATTTATTCCTGATGAAAACGATCCAAAAAAACCGAAACTAAACAAGTATTTAAAAATAACGACAAAAACATTTTTTGAAGCGAATCGATTGACTAAATTTTTTAAAAATAATAATTTTCAAGTTACTGAAGTATCAGTAAAAAATGGAGCTCGGTTTGTTCATGATAAAAATACAGGACCTTCTGAATGGATACAGCTTAAAGAGTATGAAGTCTTAAATTCAGAAATGACAAATTGTTCCTTGGAAGTTTCTGCAAACTATGACAGCATTGAATGCCTGCAAATGAATACAATTGCTCCGTTGCTTGTATTAAGTTTTGACGGAGAAATGTACAGTCATGACAGAACTTTTCCAGATCCCAATAAAGCAGACTTTACGATACAAGTAGGAATGTCATTTTATACATATGGAACAAAAGAAATAAAAGAAAGAGTCGTTTTAGTCGTAGGAGAATGCGATGAACCAGAAAATGCTAAAATTTTTAAGTTCAAAAACTCAAAGGATTTGATAGAAGCATTTCGAGACTTTCTGGTTGCATCAGATCCTGACATTATTACAGGATGGAATATTTATGGTTTTGATTTTAGTTTCTTGCATCAAGATTACATGAATTATTATTTGCCAGCGAATAGACGTTCTTCCGAATATTACCAAAACTTAATATTGAGTAACGCTTACAAGTATTTACAAATAGACAAGAAAATAGAAAGCGCTTCTGAGTTATTTAATCAATGCAAACCAAAAAATTTTATTTTGAAAGACATGCAAACAAAAATTAGTTCAAAGCATTTAAAGTTACTAAATGTAAAAGCCAAAGAATATGATTTATGGGAGCAAGAAGAAGACGATTCATTGTTATCTTCGGAAGGAGCATACCAAATCAAATGCTACTTGACCAAAAAAAGTAATTTCGAATCATTTACTGATTTTTTAGACAAAGTTCCTAAAGATGTATTGTTTAAAGGCGTTCCGCAGGAAATAGTGGATTTGCTTCTGCAAAAAAACGATTCTGATCCGCAAAGAGCTTTATATTTAGGCCGAATAAGAACAGAAAAGTCTGACCTAGTTGAAAAGAAAATGCAGTCGGCCGCAAAAGGAGATAATACATATTATTTTTGGAATATGACAGGAAGAATTATTGTAGATCTGATGCAAATTATTAAAGATGATAAAAAGCCTGAATCTAATTCTCTGGCTTTTTCTGCCGACTTATGGTTAGAAGGAATTAATAAACTCGATCTAAAAGCAGACGAAATATTTTCTATTTTTAAAACGCAAAATCCGAAAGATATACAAAAAATTGCCGAATATTGTGCTCGAGATTGTGATATCCCGTTGTTACTGATAAAAAAGCTGACATATATTCCAATTTGGACGGAAATGTCAAGAGTCTGTTATACTCCTATAAATGAAGTCATTAATTCTGGTCAGCAAGTAAAGGTTTACAATTTACTTTGCCGAAGTATATGGAATGAGTACGCTTTGAATATTCGAGACTCTGGATGGCCGTTGAATGAATTTGAAGAAGATGCAGATTACCAAGGAGCTACTGTTATCGAACCAGAAGTTGGATTTTACAAAAATTGCGTCAGTACCTTGGATTTTGAAAGTTTGTATCCTTCTATCATTCGACATTTCAATTTATGTCCATCTGTTTTGCTTTTGGACAATCACCCTAAAATTGAAACCAAAAGTTACAAGATTAAACATGTCATAAAAAACCATGAACAAGAAAATGAATATAAATTTGTATCATCTGTTCCTGGAGTTTTGCCTAAATTACTTAAGCGTTTACTGGACGCTAGAAAAGCAGTAAAAAAACTTATGAACCAATGCAACGATCCTTCGGAAAAAGAAATTTTGAATGGTCGACAAAACGGAATCAAGGTCGCATGTAACTCCGTTTACGGTTTTTGTGGAGTTGGTCATGACAAGGGCTTGTTGCCTTGCAAACCGGTTGCAGCAGTAACAACTTTAATGGGTCGAGCTTTTATTGAAACAGCTAAAAGTATCGTTGAACGAAACTACGATGCTAAAGTTATATATGGTGATACAGATTCAGTAATGATCTTATGGAATCAAAATTTAGAGATTTCTGAAGCTGCTAAACTAGGAAAAGAAGCAGCAAAAGAAATAACGGAGTTTCTACAAAAAAGTTCACAAGATCAAGCGGTAAATTTAGCATACGAAAAAACATACAAACCTTATTTGCTAATGAAGAAAAAAAATTACGTAGGTCTTAAATGGATGGAAGCTAATGATAATACATTCAAGAGCAGTTTAGACATGAAGGGTATAGATGCAGTTCGCAGAGACAGACCAAAATTAATTAGAGAAACATCACTGTGCTTGCTCAATAATCTCATGTATGAAGGAGAAATAGAAAAGGCTTTGAATTCATTAAAGCAAATATTGAAAAGTATTGCAAATGAAGAAAGGCCCATTGAAGATTTCATTCTCAGTAAATCTTTAAAAACAGACTATGCGAATCCTAATGTTCCTCATTTAATGGCATGGAGAAGAATGATTGACAGAGGAGACGAAGATATTCCACCGATAGGAGCAAGAATGCCATTTGTAGTAACTCTAAAAAAAGGATCTATAGGCGGCAAAAAAGACATTAGCAAACTTTATGAGAGAACAGAACATCCAGCTTTTGCCAAAACCCAAAAATTGAGAATTGATGTTCAATATTATTTAGAAACTTTGGAAAACCCAATCTCGAAAATACTGCAATTTGTGGTTTCAGAGAAACAGTTAAAGAGTATATTTAAAGAAATATACGAATTATCAAACTTTAAAATAATGAAAAGTTCTACCTTGATGAATTTTGTTCCAAAAAGAATTAAAACTGAAACAAACAATTAATATTCTGCGTTTTCGAAATATTATTTTAATTTAATATTTAAAGAAAAAAATGAAACGTAAACATATGGAAGAAACATCTGACCAAAATACTGATATTGAATCATTTGAAGAAGATCATGATCAAGAGGAACTTTTAAAACCTTCTTCTTCAGAAAAACAAAATTTAAGTTCATATTGTAACTTGTCATTAAAGTCAAAGGTATTAACGGAATCAACAAAAGAAAAATTAAAAGAAAGCAAAGAATTATTAAAGTCTCTGAGAGATCAATTGAATGAAAGCATGAAAGACTTTGATGTAGTTGTAATTCCTCAGGAATTTAGACATAAAAAGAACAACGATCTACAAAAGGAAGGAAAACCAGAACTTCCTCCATATATTCGAAAAGTTCGAAATAATAAGGACAATACAATTACAAATGACATCATTAAAGAATGTATTGATAATCTAAATCCTGACGAAATTTTGGAAAGCCAAGAAGAAGACGGTCCTGACGCTTTATTGGATGTATTATTGCAAAGTATAAGAAGAAGTATTCGAACATTTACGGAACAAGTAAGACTTTGCGATTCAATTCCAAGAGGATCAAAGGCTGCGGACGTTCCTTTTGCTTCATCAAAACAAATTAAACTTGCTTCAGAATTACATGATATTTCCACAACTATTTTAATGACTGAATCAGAAAAAAGAGATGTTCTCGTAGATTTAAAGGAAAAGATGAAAGTCCGTCAACCGGAAATTGAAGCATATTTTGAGAGAACAAACATTAACAGTCAACGAATTATTTTGGAAAATTGTCCATATAATTTAATTCGAAGAATCACAGTTTGTAAACCAAAAGTAAATATTAAAAAAATACAGACAATAATTATGGAAACAATAAATGAAATAATTACAAATAAATCGAAAAATATTCCAACAAAAGAAAATTTAAAAAATAATATTTCCGAATTAAAAGAAACGTTGCATTCGGTTATAAGCAGTAAAATAATTAATATTCCTAGTACTACGAAAACTGATATTTATTTAAAAAGAATTCAACAAAAGTAATAATGGTTATATATTATTTAGCAACTTTAGAAAAAGGAAAATTTTATGTTGGCATGACAGAAAGAGAATGGCCATTGCGAGCTTCTGAGCATGAACAATCAACAAAAGGTTGGACTTCTATCTATAAACCATTAAATTTTGAAATTTATAAAGAAACAGAATCTAGAACATATGAAGAAGCTGATTTATTTTTTAAAACAGTTATGAAATACGGAATCGAAAATGTTCGAGGTTTTAATCTAAATGCCTTTGTTTTAAAACCAAATAAAGTCATATCTACTGCCGATTTTTTTAAATGTCTATATATTAATTCAAAAGAGTATAGTAGAGACCAAATCGATAAAATGTTTTCATGGAAACGCTTACCACCAGAACAAAAATTGGTGAATGTTTACAATCCCATAGAATTTGAGAAGCAATATTTTTTTTTACTTGATTTTTTAATTCATAATCAAGAAAATTTTATTGAATGGGGTTATAATAATGTTCCGTCTTCTGAAATAAAACATTTCAAAGAATGGAAAAATCATTTTTTGGAAATTTGGTCATTTATTCAAGATCGACTAGATCCAGAAATAAGAAATCAATTAATTAATTGTTCTTATATAAAAAATTACAAAGGAAAACTTCCAGATTATCATCAATTATCGGAAATTTTTTTTATGATTTAATTTTTTTTTTAGAATTTACGTTTCATTTGTATTTTTAATCATTGAATTTGTATTTAATTTAAAATATGTGGCAAAAAAGAGCAGCCCGAGATATAAAAGATTTGATTGACAATGGTTTCGAAGTTTCAGGTGAAAACGGATCCAAAGAATACAATCTTGATACATTTTTAGTAGTTATGCATGGACCAAAAGATAGTCCTTATGAAAATAATCAATGGCAAATTCGTTTTACAATAACAAATACATTTCCTTTTAAAAGTCCTAGCGTCGGTTTTGTTCAGCAGATATTACATCCAAATGTTGACGAAGCATCAGGAAGTATTTGCTTAGATTCTTTAAATAAGTTATGGTCACCTGTATTTACTTTAAGACATGTAGTAGAAACCATATTGCCCTATTTATTGACTTACCCAAATGCTGATGATCCTTTAAATAGAGAGGCTGCTCATTTAATGAAAACAAATCCAAATGCTTGGACGGAAAAAGTTAAAAAACATTCCGAATTAAATTCATACAAATTTAAGAAATATTAATTTATTTTATACTTTACCTCATCTATTTTTTGCATATTTCATATAATCTTTTGTTGCTACATTTCTTGCTACATTTAAATTTTCATAATTGGTATTATGAACTATACTTTTAGACGGATTGTATCCTTTTATTGGATGATCGCCAATTCGTAAAGTATCATAATTAAACAAGTTCGTATGTTTTGCATATTCATTAAATTGATTTTGTCTTAAATTTACGATGTAATCTAAATGTTGATTTAAGTTAAACGAATTATATGCAGCTAAAACTAAAACAACAATTCCAGTAATTAAAGCAGTTAATCTACCTCTTCCTGCGGAGTTATTGTCCTTCGAAAGAACAAAGTAGAGAATAATAAAAATTATTGAAAAAGCAAAAAATGTTATAGAAGTAGTATTCATTTTTATTTTTAATCAACAGTCAATTTCCTACTTGAACTTCTTCTAACAGCTGGTAAAATTTGATCACCAAAGAATTTATATAAATCAAAAATTATGTAAAACAAAAGAATAACACCGACAAATAAAACTGTTAATCTGCCTTTTCCAGCTGCATTTGGATCTTTCGATAAAATGAAATATAAAACAATTAAAAATATAGCAAAAGTTGTTAAATACAAAGAATTCCAAATATATTTTTTATAAGGTTGATATTTTAATATGTCAATCATATTTTTTTTATTTATATGTTTATTGCAATGAAACAGAGAAAGCGTTTATTGAGTTTATATGTTTGATTGCAGTTGCTCCTCCAGAAGTTAAAACTTTCGTATAATATGTTTGATTAAGTAAACTGGTAGGAAAAGCATATGTAAATTTTAAGCTACTTGTCCCATTTTGAAAGTAAAAAATAGCTTTTGTTGAATCGATATACATATTAAATGCTGTACCTACACCAGGAAAAGGTTCATTTAAAAGAACAATTGTATCATTTACTTGAATATTATAAGTAAAATTATTGTTAATATTCACCAATTGGTAATAAAATGTATAAGTTGTTCCAACTGCTTGAATTAAGAAGAAATCTGGATTTTGATTATTTGTATAGGGACCTAATTGTACTAAATTAAAGTTTATAGACAATGCTTTTATGTTTGATCCATCGATAGTCATGTTATTTGAAGAATAAGAACCATTTTGTCCAGCGTTAAATGTAATATCATTGTTATTTAATAATGTTCCTCCGCTTCCAGTAAATGAAGTTATTAGGTTCTTAGGAACATTATAACTGACAATTTGTGAGCCTCCTACATAAACACCAAATGAAACAATCATAAAAATTATGATTAAAATTATTTGAAAAATAAAGAATTTATCAATTATTTTCATTTTTTATTTATATAGTTTCTTGATCATCATTCATTCGAGTTGTTAAGGGACCAAGATAATTTATAAATGCTTTATTGGCAATTTGTAAAGGACCTTGCGTAGGTCTTTCAATATCTAAAAACAATATTAATCTTGATTTATTTGTATTATTTTCAACAAAATGAAGTCTGGTATCATCAAATACAATATCTTGTTTATCTCTCCATGAATAACTGGTTCCGTTTATATTTATGAAACATTTGTCGTCATTTGGCGTTGATATACCAAGATGATAACGCAAACACATTCTACTTGGTCCATAATGTGGTTTTATATGACTTCCTGGTTCTAAAATGCTGAACATTCCTAGTTTAACTTCTGGCATTGATTCCAATAATGAACAAGTAATTGGACAAATTCTCTTGGCTAATGGATCCAATGGTCCGTACCACTTCAAGTAAAATCTCTTCCATCCATAATCTGCGATTCCTCTGAAAAATACATCATTCATTATGCTTTTTGAATGATCAAGTGCTCTCATTGCCTCCTCATAAATAGAACCAAAATTTTCTAACAGTAACTTGCGATTTGGAAATACTACTCTCGGATCATGAATAATGCCATTTCCATGAGTCAATGTATTTCTCAACCAATTTGGAGTAGCTACATGAGATATAGCATTTATTGGACTGGTAATTAAATGCATTAAATTTGTTTGATGCATCCAATGTCGTCTTGCGGCCATTGCATCAATAAAATTACAGAGTAAGAACAGAAAAAATATAAACCACAAGATAAACATTTTTTATTTCTTGATCTTAATAATTAATAAAATGAGTATGTCAAACAAACAAAAAATTAAAGCTATAGATGATGCTATATTTGACTTTGAAAATCATAAAATTGTATTAGAAAAACTCTATAATAAGAATATTAACACCGGTAATAAAAATGAAGTTGAAAGAGAAACATTTATACAAGATTTAAAAATGGACATTCTTCGTAGATTAAGAAATTTATTAGATGAAAAATATAAACTTGGAGGAAGTCCTAAAAAATCTAAATTTGTACAAATCAATAAATCTTTAAAAGATAAAGAAATAGATGATATATCAGAAAGCAAGAAAAAAGAAAGACAAAAAGTTATTCGACAATTGAAAAAATATTATCAAGATGTTCTTGATCAAAAATTCGGTTTTTAATTCTAAAATTATTTGCAATAACTTTGAATAAAACTTGACTCTAATGTCTTGTTCCACTTAAACATATTATCTTTATCTGCAACAGTTTTCATAATTATTATATCTCCATTTTCATGAATTGAAGCTCTATAAATACGATTTTCGCTAAATAAAAATACTTTCCCTTTATTCTGTTGTTTTAATGGAATCAAACATTCGATATCTTCCGACTTGCAAGAACTTGTTGGATCGAATCCAGACCAAAAACCCCAAAATATTCTATGTTCAAACATGATTCTTAATGGATATAAACAAAGTTGAACTCCGTTTATTTCTGCAACAACGTCGTTTGTCATTTTTCGAAGCATGATGTCAACGTCCAATGATTGTAAATAAGAATGAGGTTTATCGCCAGTCCAAATAAGAGTATCGTTCAAAAAATAATGTAAAACTCCGTTGTTGGAAAGAGTTAATTTACTTTGATTTTTTTCTAATTTATAGGGAACCGGTAATATTGTATCGATTGTTGCCTCTGGAAAAGAATAGGTATAAAGTTGATTGGAAACAGCTTCAGCTTTACATGCAACTCTTGGAGCATGTACGTTGATGTCATTTGACTTCAGTTTTGTTTCTACTTGTAACGTTCGATTTTCAAATTCTATTTTTTTGGTAGGTAAACTTCTAAAATGAATCAAGTTTGAAATTGAAAAAAACATAAGAATTGCAACGATAGCTACAGAACAATAAAATAACAACTCCTTCATTTTTTTTTCTGCGTTTGATTTTATTTTTACAGATAAGTTATATGCAAAAAAAATGGGAGCGACTCAAAATGCAGTATACACAGAAATGGCATCCACTGGTGAAGCCGAAAAAATTTTAACCGCCGAAACAGTCGAAGAATCCGACTTAACCTTTTGGAGATTTGTTCATTCAAAAACAACTCCATTCGCTTTAGAACCTGTAGACTTTGATGCTACTGCTTCTCAAGCTAAATTTGGAGGTAAGGCAAAATATAACTTTCCAAGAAACGGAGATTTATGTTGGCAAGTTTATGCCAAAATTACTATTCCTGGTATTGTAGGAATTAAGGATGGAAAAGTTTTAAGAGGAGACGACGCTGTTTCTTGGACAAACGCGATTGGTCAAGCTTTAGTTAGTTCCGCTTCTTTAGCAATCGGTAATACCGTTATCGATACATTGTCCGATACTTTCCTGTATGTTTGGGAAGAACTCAGTGGAAAGGCAGGTAAAAAGTTAGGAGAAATGATTGGTAAATACGAAACTCTTGCAGAAAGACAAGCATTTGCCAAGAGATCTCATGATTTATATGTTCCATTACCATTTAGTTTTACAAGAGATACAGGACTTGCTTTACCAATTGTTGCCTTACAATTTCATCCAGTCGTCATGGAATTAGACTTTGCAAGAAAAGATTCAGTTGTGGTCAATCCTCAAGGGGCAAGAATTTGTGTTCGACCAAATGGCGTTACAGATGATGAAATCGATAACGGATTATCTTTAAGTTCTTTACAAGACAGCGACTTGACATGTACTATGGAAGCCAATTTTGTATATCTAGAACAAGACGAAAGAACCAAGTTTGCCAAGGGAGCATTTGAACAAGTCATTGATGAAGTTCAAATTCAAACTCAACAAGCAATTGCCAACGCTGGAACAGGATATACAGAAAGCAGTCCATCGGTCAGATCTAATATTCGCTTACAATTAAACAATATCGTTATGGAATATATTTTCTTTGTTCAATCTCAAGCAAAGAAAGAGTCAAACGAAGTCTTTGATTTTAGTGGTCCTGTTGATCCTGCAAGTGGTTTGGCTTTAGATCCTATTCGAGAAGTAACAATTAAATTTAATAACTCTCAAAGAGTTCAAACAAGACCTGGAAACTTTTTTAGACTTGTACAACCATATCAATATCATTCTAATGTTCCTGGAGATAAAGGTAAATCATTTATTTATAATTGGTCTTATTGCGTTGATCCAGAAGACATTCAACCTTCTGGTGGAGCCAATCATTCTCGTATTGATAATGTTAATGTAGAACTTAATTTAGATCCTCGAGTCTTTACTTCTTCTGCTCCAACTGCTGAAATTACAGTAATTGGCAGAAACAAAAACTTGTTAAGATACAAGTTTGGTATGGTTTCTAAGAAATTCGCTTAAAGTATTCGTCAGTATTTATATCCTCTTTTAGTCGAAACATATTTATAATATCATTTTTATTCTCCAAAGTAGAATGAAGCAAAAAATCTTGTTTATATGACAAATAGCCTTTTGAAAATAATTCCAATTGTTTTAAGCTGTAAAGAGCTAAAAAGCAAGACCAAATTATTTTCTTGTCAAAGAAATCTAGAAAGTTATCTTTGTAAGGTCCCATTTCCAAATTATACAAAATTTGTTCATACAATGGAATATTCGAAGGTCGAAATACAAGAATAAAAAAATCGTCCATTGTATCATAAATTTGATAAAAATATTTTGATACTTTTCTTGGCATTGATGGAGGTATTTCTTTCTTGGTAAATGAGTCTGTTTTAATTCTCATTTTCGGAAACAAAAGAATGTCCCATTCATTACTTATTTTTGTTGTATTCAGAACATGATAAAAAAAGTTTATGTTTGGTATATGAACTTCTTCCTGCAATAAAACAACCCATTCATTCAATTTAAGATAATCTATCGTTTTTCTTAAAAAATGAGCATTTGATATATTTTCGTTTAGTTGAATAAATTTCATTGTAAATATAATAAAATGAAAACAGTAGAAGTTCAACAAACAAATAACTTTTTTGTCTATTTAACTTTTTTTGTTATATTGGTTTTAATTATTTACTTTACATGGTTGATATTTAGTTCAACGAATATAGTACATGACAAAAACGCTCCTTCAGGAGCTTCAGGAACAGTAACATCATCAAATTATTCCGCATCGGGAACGACTTTGGTTTTTGACGTTACAAAAACAGTTCATGTCATTGATCCTCCAACTGGTTCAACAACTTACAATTTTTATTACCTCCCTCCAGGTAAAAATGACGGAGACTCCATAACAATTTTGTTAAATACATCTTCAGGTACAACTTACGGTCAAAATATTCAAATATGGACTGATAATTGCAAAAATAACGTTTCAGCATATTCAGCTTCCGCATGGTATCCATTTGCCAGAACAATTACTATAGGAGGTACTACATATACTTTAAATACGGGATCAATAGCTAAAGCAATTTGGTACCAAAACTATTGGTACATTTCAACAAATTCGGTGAATGCAAATACTTAATCTTAAGTTTATATAATTAAAACAATGTCGTCGAATACATATGATTACAATGAAAGCAACTACATTTACTTATTTATTTTTATGATCATTTTGGTATCTGTTGTTATTTATTTCAGTTCATATACAAGAGTTCGCTATGAAGTAGGAAAAGGAACAACACAAAAAGTACTTGACTTAAATATACCTGTTCATGTAATTAGTAGTTCACCAGTTCCAGTTACATTTAAAGTTCCTGATGGTCGATTCGATGGGGATTCCATTGTTCTTGTTTTGGATATTGTCAATCCAACAACAGTACAAAATAATATAATTTTAAATTGTTCAAATGTTAGAACAGGAACGACGAAAGGAACAGCATTAGTAGAACCATTTGTTCCAGGAAGAGATGGGTCACAAGATATTAGTTCAATTTTTAGAATGATTTGGTGGAACGGAGCATGGAACATTGATAATAATAACTACAATCTTTAAATTTAAAAATTATTAAAAAACAAATTTATTTGCGTTTAAAAGTAGAAAAAGAAATAAAATGAAATAAATAAAACCCCGATGAAGTCTCGAATAACTTTTTGAATACAGTTCAAAAGATAAAATGACAGAGCGGTTTCTTTTTGAATACGGCTATTTTTTCTAAGATTATTTTACAAATGTCTATAAGGGGAATCAAGAATTCTTGGTTTTTTTGAAAATTTTTAAAAGTAAAATTTTAAAAATATTTTTTCATCTCTTGTCTGTCTTTGTAATAGCTTGTATGCAGAAAAAATATGAATCGAATATAGTTCGTCCGTTTTTTTGGTAATTGTGGTACAAATCTAATATTTCTCTTTTGAAGCATACATCATGGGTAGAGGTAAGAGTCATATTAGTAATTTTTATAAAAAAAATTGAGGGTGGTCTTATGACTATCCTCTTTTTTTATTTTTTATTTCATTTAAAGGAACATTTTCTGTTATGTCTGATGAAGACATGCAGACATTTTTCAAGCAACGAAAGTCCTGTTTTCAATGCCAATGTTGTAAAAAGAATATGAACTTATTTGAAGAATTCAGAAATTCAATGTTACTTCGATTTTCTTGTGGACATACAGAATGCATGGAATGTATGCTGGAAAAAGCGTTGGAAAATAAAAAAATTCGTTGTTACGAATGCAAAATTTCTTACAAGAAATCGAAATTGTTTGTTCAAGTCAAAAAAAATTTACCTTTTTTGATACAAAAAATGTACAATAAGGAATGAGAAAAACATCAAGTTCTTCTGCGGTTCCTGGAAAAACAGTTAATGAAATACGAAAAATAATGCAAGAGGTACGAACTAAACTTGAGAATGTTAACGAAATAGACTCGTTTGTTTTAACGGAAAAATTAACAAATAATCAAACGGTATCAGATTTTGTTTATGACGTTGCTCATGGTTTGCATGTAAAAAGAACAAAAAAACGCGTTGATAAAACGGAAAACGATACGGTATCTACAAATAAATGAATTCATCAAAATTATCAGAATACGTCGATCAACGTAATTCTCAAGCAGTACAAAGAGAAACTCCTACCATTGATTCTCCTAAAGATTCAGATTTTAAGGATTACGTTTTGTATGTAAATGATTCGACAAATAGAGATCCATTGTCGAATATGTCTATTGATATTCTCAATAAAAAACCCAATTTAAAAAAGAAAACGTTGATGCTTCATATTCAATGTTTAACTACAAAACCTTCATTTTTAGATAATACAGTTCCTGTATTGTTGGACATGCAAAGCAAAAAAGCTTATAAAGGAGAAAAATGTATTGAATTTTTAAATTCCATAAAAGATCATCCTTCAAATAACCGAGATCGAAAACGAACAAATCCATGGAAATAAATAAATAAAAGATGGATTCAAGATTAAATAACTTAAAAAAGGAAAATAAAGTTCAAGATGTTCGCATTTATGAGGAAGAAAAAAATGAATATGTTGATGATTGGAAAAACGAAGAGTATATTGATAAAAAGACCCAAGTAGAGGACGAACTATTTAAAGAACTTGAAGAAAAATCTAGAAAACTCAAAGAAGGTATTCTTGCTTCAAAGAAACATTTTAAAACTTTTGAAGAACCCTTGAATGAAGAACCTGTAAAACAAGTTCAACTAAGAAAAACAAAAATAGACTTCGTTCTACTTGGGGCTATTTTTGCATTTATAATGCTTTTTTGGTTAATATTTCTACGTCAATAATAAAAACAAATGTCGGTCTATCTTTTTTTCCTGACTTTAATAGTTTTAATAAGTTTTGCTATTGTAACCTCATTTAACAGTAACAATCCACCTTCTCATGTTCAAACAATAACAGCTCCAGCTCCAGTTATTTTGGAACAAGCGCCTCTAACAGAGACAACGCAAGCGACTGAAGATCCAGTTGTAGAAACTGTATCGGAAATTCCTGTAAAAGCGGAAAATAATTTAAAGAAGGCTTATGATGAAGAAGGAAATGATCTTGATGTTCCCAATTTAGCCTTTCCTACTTTTGAGGATCCAGAATCTGAATTAGCGCATGCATTTACTTATGACAACTTGCAAGATTCCATGCTCAGTACAAGTCAAAGGGAGTCAGTAAAGTCAAGAGCCGCTTGGTCTAGATTAGGAGCAAGAAATAATGATTTATTGTGGAAAACGCAAATGCAAGCTTTAAAGGAACAAATCGAAGATTCAGGTATGACTTTGGAACAATTTATGGAAACGACAAACATGCCAATACCTGAACAGTTTGCAGAATTTTGGAAACATTCTTTAGAAATTACTGGAGAAGTACAAACAAAACCAATGAAACAACTTCCTAAAGAAATTAAATCCGAAGTTGCTAGTTTAATTGAAGATGCTACGCAAACTATAAGCTTGTCTGACGAAAAGAATGCTAAAACAACCATGCAGCAAGTTTTAGATGCAAGAAAAAGAGCAAAATTTTACGGAGTATCTGTTCCTGATTTATCAACGGAACAACAAAAAGCAATTGATGCATGGGCTTCAAATTCAAATTTGGAATCAATCACAAATGAAATTAAAAAGGAAGAGGAAAATAAATAAATTATTAAATATTGTTTAATGTACTTAAAAAAATATTTTACATAGAACCGCTATAGGAGTAGACAACAATAAACCATCAATTCTATCTAATATTCCACCATGACCAGGAATACAAATTAAAACGTCAGAATCTTTTATTTGGACTTTACGTTTTGCATAACTTTCAATCAAGTCTCCAATTTGACAAGCCGATGAAACCAAAAGGCTTTCTAAAAAAGATTTTCCCATTAAGTATCCAATACATGATCCTGCTAAGATGCCGCCAATTGTTCCTGAAATAGTTTTCTTTGGACTTATTTCAGACCAAATCTTTGTTCCTCCTATTAAATTTCCTACAATATACGCAAATGTATCGCTGAACCAAACATTTAAAAATAAACTATAAACATGAACTGTTCCTAGTGTTCTCAAGTAATAAATGCAAGATGGAAACAATGTTATTTCTATTAAAAGAATATATCCGGCAACTGATTCAAGCAATTGTATGCATTCAATAATAGCCCAAACGCTAATAAATGATAAATACCATAAAAAAAATTCATTTCCTTTATATACTGCCAAACAACATGAAATGGCTAATGCCAAAGCACTTACAATTCGACTGAAAATAGACATGCTATAAATGTTATAATAATAAATGTACTTGCTGGTTCAATATGATGATAGAAATATTGATGAATTTAATATTTTAATTGAAAATAATAAAAATTATTGTAAATTTAATAATATTGAGTATTTATTTTTAAATAAAGGATATTCTCAGTACCCACCATGGTGGAGAAAAGTATTTATGGTAGCAGAGTTGCTGCCATTGTATGAAGCTGTTTTCTGGATTGATACTGATGCAACAATTATACAAAGTACTCATTACAAAGAATTTTTTGAAGATAAACATTTCTTTTTTTCGCCAAATCCTCCGCCTATATTTAACAATAAACACTTGGATTTTTTAACAGCACCTTTATGCGCTGGTGTTTGGGCTGTAAGAAATTCTCCGGAAGGAAATAATTTAATGAAACATTGGAAGTCTTCGTATGATCCTTCATTTTGGAAAAATGATAACGGAAAATGGACTTGTAATGGTACTTATGGGGGACGATTGTATGAACAAGGATCATTTGAATTAAATATATACAGAAATGCTGACTTGAAAAAATTAATTCGGCCTTATCCTTATCATAAATTCAATTATGTAGCAAGAAGGGACAAGGAATTAAATGATTCTGATTGTCCGAATGATGTTTTCTGTTTACATTACTGGTCAGGTCAAAGAACTCAAATTTCTGAACATTGGAAAAAACCTTTAATTTTTTTATAACTTTATTTCATTCGTCTAATTTAAAATTATTTGCAAACTAAAAACAATAAAAATGACAAATCAAGAAGAAAAATTTATTCCTGAATTTTTAAAAACTCTGAGCCCATTTGCTTCATTCGAAACGTTGTATACAATTTATTTAGATGATACATGGTCAGAAATCGTTGATAGAATGTCAGAATTTGCAGTTATGGCGAAACCAGAATTTAGTTTATTTTTGGATGCCGTAGCTAAAATGGTAAAATACAATCATGAAATAGAAACGAAACAAGTTCCTTTGACCAAAGGATCACCAAGAATATTCAGGGCCCATTTACATAAAATTATTGAAACTGTTCGATTAATGAGAGCGTCCATCGAAGAAAAATCTATTTCCGCATTGGACGATTTTGATGATTTAGCTGCAGATATTCAAAGGACTCATGATGATTATGCAACAAATTTATATTATGATTCAATGATTTTGTAAATAATTTATATAAATATTTCTACTTTTACTTTTTTTATTATAATATTTTAAATTAGAAAGAAATTAAAACCTATTTTTTTGTGAATTTAAGCGACAGGAGACTTTCTACGTCTAGATCTTTCTCTTTGATTTAGAAGAAGTTCTTTTTCAAAAATATTTTTTTCAGATCTTGGACGGTAGTAAGAATAACGTTTACGAGAGGCAGAACATGCAGATTTTGCTGCAGATCTAAGCTTTGTAGCAACTTTTCCTGCTTCAGATGCTACTTTTCTTATTTTTTGTGCTTCTTCTTTTGCTTCATTTGCAATAGTATCAGCGTTCTTACAAAAAGTTCCTTTTGGAGAATAATAAGAATCACCTTTTAATTTAGCTACTCTACGTTTAACTTCCTTATTTGCAGATTTGCTTTTTTTAGTAGCTTCTTTTTCCAAATGTAATGCTTGTGTTGCTTGCATATTTGCTCTAGCGAGAGCACGTCTTGTAGTAGCACCTCCTTCAACGTTTTCAATTGCTAAAGAAGGAGATGTAGCGACTCCTCCATGCATTTTCTTGTAAGAGCGTACTTTTGCCATTCTTCTTTTAGCAGCTATTGATCCTTTGATTTGCCATTTCTTCTTTTTGCCTCCTGAAATTTCAACTTCTCCTCCTTCTACTGCAGGTTCAGCAACTTCTCCACCTTCAACAGAAGCAGCTTCAACTTCACCGCCCCACATTCTGCGATGATGTCTACGACGACCACCTTCTACTGCAGTTTCAACAACTTCTCCTCCTTCTACAGAAGCTTCAACTTCGCCACCACGCATTCTGTGATGTCTACGACGACCTCCTTCGACTGCTTGTTCAGCGACTTCTCCACCTTCAACAGAAGCAGCTTCAACTTCACCGCCCCACATTCTGCGATGATGTCTACGACGACCACCTTCAACGGCTGGAGCAGCTTCAACTTTACCTCCTTCAACAGGAGCAGCTTCATCCCAATGACGCATTCTGTGACGACGACCACCTTCTACTGCAGTATCAACAACTTCTCCACCTTCAACAGGGGCAGTTTCAACTTCGCCACCACGCATTCTGTAATGTCTACGACGACCACCTTCTACTGCAGTTTCAACAACTTCTCCACCTTCAACAGGAGCAGCTTCAACTTCGCCACCACGCATTCTGTGATGTCTACGACGACCAGCTTCAACTGCTGGAGCAGCTTCAACTTTACCTCCTTCAACAGGAGCAGCTTCAACTTCGCCACCATTCATTCTGTGATGTCTACGACGACCAGCTTCAACGGCTGGAGCAGCTTCGACTTTACCACCTTCAACAGGAGCAGCTTCAACTTCGCCACCACGCATTCTGTGATGTCTACGACGACCAGCTTCAACTGCTGGAGCAGCTTCGACTTTACCACCTTCTACAGCAGCAGCAGCTTCAACTTCGCCACCACGCATTCTGTGATGTCTACGACGACCACCTTCAACTGCTGGTTCAGCGATTTCTCCACCAGAAACAGCTACATCGGTTTCACCACCGTACATTCTGTAATGTCTACGACGACCTCCTTCGACTGCAGGTTCAGCAACTTCGCCACCCCTCATGCGACGATAAGAACGTTTGCGACCAGCTTCAACAGCAGGAGCAGAAGTATCTACTTTTCCACCTTCTACTGAAGGATTTTCTCCTCCGAACATCATCCAAGACCACTTGGCTGATTTACTTCTTCTTCCACCTTCAATAGTTTTTGCGACTTCGTTTGTGATATTGTTGACAGACATGTTTTGTTTATATACAATTGGCATTTTACCATGACCTGGTACAATTACCAACGTAGGTACATATTGTATAGGTTCAGGCAATTTGACTTTTGAGATATCAGATTTTAAAGAATTTACCGAGTACAATGGTATTTCAATATTTTCAGCTCTAAAATGTTTTTCCAATTCATCATAAACAGGTTTAAATCGAATACATGCTGGACATGTTGGCATGTAAAAAAGTATTAATGAAGGATTTTCATAGTTAATATTGCTAACATCAATTTCTTTAATGCCGCCAGTTAAAGTACCAAGTATAGCACCAATAGCAGCACCCTTTCCAGCATTATTTCCAGTGATGGCTCCAATGGCTGTTCCACCAAGAGTATAAGTAGCAATTTTTTTGAGTCGATCATTATTAAAATAATTTGAATTATTTGACATTTTTATTTCTTTCAAATATTATTTTTTTTTTGTATTTTTTATAATTTATTTAAAAAATTAGTCATTATAAACATATTTGAAGTATTTTTATATAAAAATGGATGATTTTGATGATGTTTATACTGAAGATGAAAATGTAAACTTGATAGACATTTTACGGAAAGCTCCAGATGGAATAGAAAAATCCTTGTCCAGAGAATTAGTTATTAAAATTTTGAATGAAAATATAAACCACTGGAAAAATGAACCAAAAAATGATGAATCGTTAATTGTTCATTTATCGAAACAATTTGGCGACTGTAAAGACGGAAAATTGTTGCTTGACAAATACGAAGATAAAACTGTAACTTCCCAAGATCTTTATTGGGTTTATCATAGAGAAATGTTGAAAAGAATTCGATTAGAAACATTGCTTCGACAAAAACATTTAATGGAAACTGCTGGTGATCCAAGTACGAATGTAGACGACATAGTAGGTACAGAATTTGCTATAAAAATTGGAGAATTACAAGAATGTATTCATCGAGCATACCAATGCTTGCTTTCTGATTTAGAAATGAGGAAAGTTTATGACAAGTCGGTTGACAGAGGTTGTCCTCCGTTAGTGGATCCATTTGGCTATATTCCATTTCAAATATCTAAACTTACGAATTATGAAAAACTCATTGTTTACTTGTTAAGAAAGCTAAACAGCTACGGATATAGAAGGTACCAAGGTATGATATACGAACAAATTATAAGCTTACCTGATGCAGAAGGAAGACGATATCCTACAAAAGCATGGAAATATAAATCGGAAATAAAGTCGTTTATTGAAGACGAATGCCGAAAAGAAGATCATTTCAATCATTGGCAAAGTATTATGACGGCAAATAATTTAAGTAACGCCGAAAAATATTTAGTCTCATGCTTAGATCATGAATTTTCTGAATTAAAACCAAATCGTTTGTGGCATAGCTTTCAAAACGGAATTTATTCAATTGAGCATGCTAATTTCTATCATTTTAATGATGTTCCTTCGTATATTGTAACATGTAAATATCATGATCAAAAATTCGATACGTCTATTATTAATCTTCCTTGGCATAAAGTACCTACTCCTCATATCGACAGTATCATACAGTATCAATTTCATATTGACCAAGAAGTTATAAAATCGCAAAATGAATTACAACAAGTTCTTCATTGGTTTTACGGTTTGATTGGACGTCTTCTTTTTCCTTTAAATACCAAAGATAATTGGCAAGTTATGCCTTTTTTGATAGGAAAAGGAAAAACAGGTAAAAGTTCTTTGCTTAAAATTATAGGAAAATTTTTTAATGAGGAAGATGTGGCAGTATTAAGCAATAATTCGCAAAAAGGGTTCGGACTTGAAACAATTTACAATAAATACATGTGGCAATGCTTCGAAGTAAAAAATGATTTTACCTTGGATCAAGGGCAACTGCAGTCGATGATATCAGGAGAAAATGTAAGTATTCAAAGAAAATTTAAGGAAGCACTAAATGTTGTTTGGAATACTCCAGGAATTATAGCAGGAAATGAAGCTCCTTCCTGGACAGACAACAGCGGCTCCATTAGTCGAAGATTTGTCTTAATTTATTTCGATAAGACTGTTAAAACTGAAACAGTCGATCCTGCTTTGGAAATGAAAGCAAAAGCTCAAATCGGAAATACGATCCATAAAATGGCTAAAGCTTATCATGAATTGTATGAGAGATATGGAAATAAAGATATTTGGGCTAAAGATGTTCTTCCTTATTATTACCATCATTCGAAGCAACGTCTAAAGATGTTGACTCATAGTTTATATTACTTTTTGGGAACTGAAAGTTCTCTTTTACATGGAGACAAGAAATATTTTATGACATTTGCAAGACTTATGTTCTTGTTCAAAACATTTTGTAATGAGCATGGTTTAAAAACGTTCAATTGGAAAGAGGGAAGTTATGAAACGGTTTTCGAAGATTATAATATAATTAAGAGAAAACTTGATGCTAGAAGTATAGAACTAGAAAATTTAAGTTATAAAAATGAAAGGGCTAAACCCGGTGATATTTACTTGTATGGAATTACGGAAAGTTCAGAAAAGTTTATGTTTGAAAATAAAAATGTTGACAGTTCCATGCAAATCGAAAATGTTGTAACGGCAACAGAAATTATACAAGAATTAGAAGCTGCTCCTTCTGAAAATATAATTGTAAATGTAAATTCGTCAAGTAGTCAGAAAAAAAATCAGTTAAAAAGGCAGAGAAGGAAGGACGCAGAATAATAAAATAAATAAATAAATAAAAATATTAATGTTTACCAATCCTCCAAAATCTTTGCATATGGTTTACTCTGAAAATAATAATTTAATACAAGGAGGAAAACAAGTAGTTAAAGAAACAAATATTCTGTTATTTATATTTATTATTCTTATTGTTATTACTGTTCTTAAATTATTTATTTGATTTTGATGTTTCGATAATTAGGATCATATGTAGATGAATAAGAAGTTAAATCCAAAAATGCATAATTTATAATTTTTACAAATTCTTTTTTTGAGCACCATTCTTCATTTCTTAATAAATACTTTGGGCTTCCGTCTCTGCAAAGTCCTACAGAGTACTGCGGAGGATCGACAAAAATACAATCATTTTCTTTTATTAATGTATTTGTATGATCGCTAATAATTGACTTGCAGCAACTGCATTTCCATGAATCACAAGGTAAAGAAAAAACTTTTTTAGCAGTAACAAAGCAACGAAATATGCATCCCTGTTGCATCTTGTATTCTTGGCCCCAACAAGCGAATCTTGAGGCTTTCCAGTAAGTTCCGAGATAACATCCTTGACCAACCATACCGTAAGTTTCTTTGATGCCTTCTTCTAAAATTCCTTGTAAATTTGAGATATTCGATCCATGGTAAACAACAGTATATGCATCCACATTTTCGGACTTGCATAAAATATCATCCAGTTTTAAAATTGCTTGGGCTTGGGTTTTGTCAATTTCGACCCCAAAGTATGTACATTTTTCTTCTTGATTTGTAGGCATAAATTTTCCTCTAGGAATACAATCTCCTGAACATAACCATTCGCCTTCATTTTTGCGTATATTATTGATAGAAACAACGAATGGTTGGGCATGTTGCTGGCTATGAATGCAGTAAAAGTTAATATTTTCAACCTCAAAAAAAAATTTTATTCTATTTTCGTATTTTTTAGGAATTTCGGTTGGCAACTTGAACATAGTCAGCTCTTCATCATAAACGAAATAATACTCAATTGTATTTGTAACTCTATAAACAATGGCGAATTTATCAGACATTTCAAGTTTTCTTTTACCTTATTTAGATGGAAACGATTGGAGTAATTTAATTTTAACTGAAAAAAATAGTTTAGCAAATATAGGTTATTATTGTAATTTAAATGCAACAATTCATACAAGTTTAAAAAATGGACATCCAGTAGTAAATTCTATGATCAAACATTTAACTATAATAAATCCCTCTCATAATGAAATTGAAACTTCCTTGGAACCTTTAAAAAATTTAGATGAGTTAATAATTGTTTTTCGTAAGCCGTATCCTTTAATTCTAAAAAATCCAAAAAAAATAAATATAGCTTGTAAAAAAATAACGATTTATGATTTAGATTACGAAGAAATAATACTTGATGATTTTCAAAATCCTGTTAAATGTAATATAAGCGATAAGTTAATTTGTCAGTTATTGTCAAATATAGAAAACAAAAGTAAAATTTTATTGGTTTCCATTCATTTTAAAAACTCAAACTTTGTAGACAGTTTCTATATATAAAAAAATGAGTTTTGGTTTATGGTTTTTTTTATGTTTTCGATTTGTCAGTTCTCAAACAAATAATATATTCAAAAATAATTTTTTACAATTCGGAAGCGGTTCAGAAAATTCGTTAAATACTTATGGATTAATGAATCAACCTTGGTACTTAAGTTCTGTTACAAATACATGGTATAAATTAACGTATTCAAATTATCCTATTGATTTAGCCATTGGAGATGGAACAACTGGAACAAATTTCAACGGTAATAGCGTTACTTACATATACAATTCTAATCCGACTTATATATTTGACAATTATTCGTATTTTGTGGCTGATTCGATATCTTCTTCTAATTTTATTGGTCATGGAACTATATTTTCAGATAGAGTTTATTCAAATAAATATTTTCTTCGAAGTTCTTACAGTTTGGGGTTCAATGATTCTTTTTTGAAAGTTACGTCTGTTTTTGTTCCATATTTAAATCTTACAAATGTTAATATTTGGGTGGGAGTAAGAGATGATTATGTAGGGAATAGCGATACCAATATTAAAACTAGAGGTAAAATTGTAAATGGAAAATTCATTGCATCAAATGGAACAACGAACGCAATCAAAGTTTACAACGAAGTAGATGCAGTCTTGTTTTTTACCACAAACGAAAATTCCAATTCTGCATATAGCTCATGCTGCAGTTTCAGCAATGTATATTCTACAAATCCACTGTCTTTACCGTCTTCAACCATCGTTTATACTGACGGAAGTTATGCCATCATGATTCAATTAGGAAATGTAACTGTAAATTCAACCTATACTTATAACTGGTACTATTCAGCAGGATTATTAACATCTCTTGATAATATAACCAATGCAATTACAAATGACGTATATGTAAGTCAAAATATTTCTTATTCCGCAAGTCCTTCCATCTCGCCAACGGTTACATCCTCAGTAATATTAAAAACAACTACCATGAATTCAACAACTATTTCAGCCACATCGACTCCTTTGTTTATAATTACCCCTTATCCAACATCAACTCCTAGTTCTTCATTCAACGCTTCTACAATCATCAACAATTTCGCCGATACATCTACTGCCACAATTTTGGGTGGTACAGCTGTTGGATTAGTTGCCGTCATGACCGGAGTCCTTGCAGCTTTGCATATAAAAATTCCAGACAATGTTAAAGAAAACTTATTTAAATGGGTCAATACTGTAAGAAACTTATGCAAACGAGTTGGCATTGATCCAGTTAAAGTAATTGAAAAGAAATTAAATTTAGGTACTGTTTTAGAAAAGGAATTAGATTTAGAAGATGGAGATACTGAAACAGCAGAAGAAGCTGATGCGCCTTCTACTTCTACTTCCGAACCTGAAACTGTAGATGCTGTTTCAAAAGTTTCTGAAAATGCAAAGAAAATAATCAAGGATGTAACGAATAACGATGCAATTAAAAAAATGAAATCATTTTTACTTGCTGCTAACAACAAGCTTCCTTCTGTAACGAATGAAACTTCTTCTAAAAAATAATACCAAACAAATAAATAATATACATAATGATATTGCAACAGGATTGCAAAATATAAAATTAAAAATTAAAGTATCGTAGTTATTCCAACTTTGACCCCTTAAAAATTTCGTATAACTGTAGGGCTTTGTACATTCATCTGGATTACAGTAATCACAGGGAACTAAATAATTAAATGGAAGCAAGGCAATAGGCTTTTGTGATTTTTTAATGGCTCTCGTCAAGGCTCCTAATCCGGTTTGATAACTTATAACGAAATGAGGAATATATCGAGCCCATAATGGAAGAGGCTGAGTACATTCTTTTAGAACATCTAACCAAAATGGATTCTTTGCTGTAGAAGCCATAAAAAAGTTTGTATATTGCGAAGCTAAATTTCTCGGAGCTTGAAGAAGCCATGTTTCCATCGATCGATTTTCGAATAATTCATCCAATGGAGCCACTACTTCAATATCCAAGTCCAAATACAAACCTCCATGAATGTATAGAAACATGTACCTTATAACATCGGCTCTCTGTATATTGTATTTTAAATCATCAAAAAAGTCAAGGTACTCTGGAAAATGTTTGCTTACAAAATTTCTATTGTCTTCATCAGACATTAAAACATATTTCCATTTTGGCATATACTTTTGTATGCTTTCTTGGCTAGATTTCCAATGATCTGGAACAATCTTGGTTTTCCAAGTTTGCATAATAATTTTCGGAATCATTTCATGAATAAAAAGAAGAAATGGAATCGGTTTTTTTTCTAATAGATACTTTAGGAAAGCAAATTACTACTTTAAACGACATCAATACAAGATGCGATCGTCTCTATAAAATGGTAAATGATTTTTTAACGACATTGCATTATTCCAAGTCTGCAAGTAAACAAAAATCTAGACAAACAGTATTGCAGGCAATTTCTGGTGGAGCTATTTCTTCATTTGATGTTGAAGGTATACTGACCTTTGATTCCACATTGACTCAACCAGAAAATGTTTTAAATGTTATTTACCAAATTGAAATGGTTTGGCCTTATATTAAAGCAAAAGTTGATTTGTTTATATCTACCGTTAAAAGCAGTTATAATCAATCATTGGTTTGCAAAAAATTGGCAGACTCCTTGTCCTTGCAATTGCAAGATAATTTTCAAAAGAATACTATTGACAAGGTAACATTAATCGCATTCAACTCTGACATGGCTCAACTTGACGCAAGAATTTCCATCTTGATCTTCGTAAGTCAAAGCTTGTTTGATGACATAAAAGATATGAACGTAATTACAAATTATGTTTATAAATTAGCTTCGCAACAAGATTTAATTCCAATTCTTAAATTATTGGCAGATTCAAGTAATAGTATGTTCGAGTTAATAAATGAAATAAATGAACTAGCGAAAGTTTCAATGGGAGCTCCATTAATTAATCCTAGATTTTTGGATGTTACAAATTCAAAGGAAGATACGCAGGTCGAAAAAATTATTGATTCGACGTCCAAAACTATTCAAAGTTTAAAGTTATAAATATAAAAGAAAAATGGTTCTTGGTTTAAAAACTTATATACTTCAAAAAAATGAATCTTTGCTATCTATTCAACAAAAAGCAAATGAGTTATCGTTAGATTATGAAATAATTCATTCAGAAAAAGAATTAGAAGGAAAAAAAGATGAAATGTTTGTTTTCCTACAAGATTCTTTCGTTCTTTCTAGTTTAGAATCATTGCAAGATATTGAACATTTTATGAAAGAGTATGTGGATTGGGATTATTTATTTCTTGGATGCGAACCAGAAATACTTACGCATACATCAGTCAAAAAATTTAAAAATATAAGTCGCATTTTTGTTCCTTCGAATATTATTGGGTATATTCAAAACGGAAAAAAGAAAAAAGTATCTACGAGTACGTTACTTTATTCCGTTTATCCTCCAATTTTGACAAATTGCCCTCCAGGATGGAAAAAATTATTGTTTGATTTCAAGAACTGGTATTCTCATAAAATTGGATTTCAATTCGGTCATTTACTTTTGGTCATTGCAATGTCGATGATCATTCTAAAAATGTTCATGACAAATTTTGAAAAGAAATACGCTAAGCAAGTTATACTAAACAGTCTTTAAAAGATATATTTAAATAAATATAAATGTGGTCACAAGGAGACAAGAAATTATTAGATCCAAAACAACATTTAATTAAACAATCTCGAACAAGGCAACAAACAAATGAGAATGAAGTTAATTTAAGTACGACGATCGTCGAACCGATTGACGACTTGAGAGTTTCTAATAACGCTAAAAATAGACGTTTTGAAGCTTTGCTTGGTAGGGACATTGACGTTGAAAAAAATGAAATTGAACAAGAAGAAGATACTTCCAAGCATGATGAAAATGAACAATGGGAACTCAAACGAAAAGAAGTCATGGAAAGAGTCTTAAGAGATACATTAAATGCTATGAGAAGAGACGAAACTTCTTGGACCGACGACGACGGATATCAACAAATTCAGGAAGCTCCTGCATTTCGAGAAGGGTATAATACAACATTAAGAGTCTTGCCTCCACCTGAAGAACATTTACATAATGGTTTGCAACTTCAAAGAGATAATAACAGAGTATCGTCTCCGTTGATTATAAATGCTAGAGCTCAAGATATAGTAACAAGATTATTATCTCAAAGAGGAGAACTGGCAAGACTGGTTGGAATGTACTTTATGAGAGGTATTCAATCTGGAACATTTGGAGATAAGGCAAGAGAAGGTGAATTATTAGGTGGTCTAAGAGAAGAAATCGAATTAATTTTAAGAAATTTTGAAGTAGAAGAAGCGCCTGAAGGATATGTTAGGGAACTGACTCAAACCGAATTGCAAAAACGAAGAACAATAATTGCAAATGCAATAGGAAATGCCTTCTTGGAAATCGGAATGACATTGCCGGCTGGAACAAGAGAAGATCCAAGAAGAAATGATGTAGTAGCAATGCAAATTGGAACAAGAATGATGGCTCCAATGGAAGGAAATCGAATGGAGTTGCCGCAAGTTTACGAAAGTTTTAGAAAAGAAATTGCGATAGCTTTAGGGAGAGCCATGCTTCATTTGAAGGCTGCCGCCGACGTTCATGCGAGTCGTTTGGGTTTACCTGTAAGAGACGCTCTGCTTCGAGACAGAACTTTACGAAGAACATTGGGACAAATGACATTACAATTTATAGAAAACTCCGCTTCCAGAGTAGGAAAATTATTGAAAAAGTATTCGCATCGCAGAGAAACAACTATAGAAACTATTGGCAATTTAGTTGCTGAAACAATCGGAACAACAATAGTTCCTGAAAATATACAAACTCCTCAATTTCGAAATGAAGCAGTTAATCAACGTCCGTTAGTTCCTTCTAAACCATTAAATCCTAATGTTAAACGAGATTATCCTAAAATTGAAAAACGAAAACCTTAAAAATATTATCTTGAAGAATAAAATTTATTATAATAATCCATCCATCGAAGTAAAACTTTTCTTGCATCTGATTCGCTAATGTTGAATTCTTCTACAATATAAGGAACAGCTCCATACATATTGATTCTACCTGATTCCCTCAATTCTTCTAAAAAAGCAATTATTTGTCTTTCTAAATTTTTACTGATCGGCATTTTATATTTTATTAATAGTTTATCTACTTGAATCTGCTCTGAGGTATGGACCAAACAAGGAAGTAGAACCAATAAATCCAGTACCAACCAACGAAACTGCAGATGAAGTCTTCAATCTATCATCAGCAACTCTATAAACCAAGTAATCTCGTTTTGGCATGTCGGATGTTTTAAAATCAAGCTCTTCCATTTTCCAAAAACTTTCCGCTTGAGACTCCGCATTTAAATGAACATACAAGGCATACCCAGCAGGCAAAAGCGCTAACCAATAAGGAACAACTACAGTTTGGTACGTTATGCTTTGGTTCTTCAAAAATTCTTGCTGTTGTTCTTGCGTAATGTAATGCATAATCATGAGACCCAAGGTTAAAATTAAACATACACCCCAAGTAAAAGCAATTTTCATGCGACCGCAACTTTTTGCAATTTCAAGTCCTTTCGCCGAACCTAAAAAATTTCTTAACGGAACTTGACAAGCAACGTTTGTCATTTTGTTTATTTCAAATTTCGTATACTTAAAATGGAAATTCCGTCTCATCGTAAACGACGCATTATCGTAATCATTGAAAGCGATAATAAATTTCTAGTTCATAAAACTGCTGGTAAATGGTCATTTATTGATAGTTTTATTGATTGGCCTATCGATAAACCAAGACTAAGACCTGTTCATATGGCTTCGTGGATGTTTCTGAATTGCATGAATGGTTTAATTGATGATTACAAGTCCATCAAGAAAAAATTTACAAATTCTAAAAAGTTTATAAGTCCAAGCAACTACATTATATATCATCTGCAAATCGATATTAAAGACGCTTTGACATATTATAATAGACAGAGAAAATTTTTTGGAAAACATATTCCAAAGTTAGAGTTTCATGATCCGATGTCCATAAAAAATTTTGAACCTGGAAAATATTTAGGTTCCTCGATCGAAGCTTTCGGATGTCTACATACTATATAATAATAAAAATAAAATGGACTCTTTTACAAAGTTTGCTCAATCAACTCGTGGTGTCTCTGGTGGTCGTTACTCCCCAAAAATTTCTGGTGGTAAACGCGGCAGTCTTGAAGTTTTCGGAACTGATACTACTACCTTCCTCTTTGCTACAGCTTTAGGTTTAGGTGTTCTTTTCCTTATCCTTCAACCAGGTTTCTTGGTCAACATTCCAACAAACTCTCAACAAAATTGCGCTAAGTTAGCTCCTCTTCCAGCAGCTTGTTTAGGTTCTTGTAACTTTTCTACTGGTTTATATACAGCTAGTGCTTCTGATACTATTTGCGTTTCTGGAACACCAGCAACTGGTAAGTTACAAATGGATAACGTCTGTACTCAACAACAAAAATGTAACAAGTTCTGGTTATCTGGATACACCTCTATCCCACCAATTCTCGTTCATTCCGTCATCTTCTTGGTCCTCCTTGCATTGGCCGGATACGTCGTTATCTCAAACAGATGGTACTAAATTGATTCAAGAAATTGAATGTTACTAGTTTATAAAACAATTCAAATTTAAAGTTTTTGAATAAATAAAACAATATCTTTAAAGTAGAAATAAATAAAAATATAATAAAATGAATGTAAATATATGGGGACCTGACTTTTGGAATGTTTTACATTCCGTCGCCATAATTGCAAATACTTCTAATTCCATCAACGTCAATCAAATATTTAAATTAATGAAAGATCTTTTGCCATGCATCTATTGCTTAAAAAGTTACAGAATTTACTATGATCAGTTATTTAAAGACAAGACTCCTGAAGCGTATATTTTAGAAGGAAATGGAGCTGAAATGTCTTGGGAACTTCATAATCTTGTCAATGAAAAATTACTCAATCAAAAAATTGAAATTGTAGGTAAGAATGAAACTCTAGAAAAGAAAATTAAAGAAGCATTTCCTTTATTGACCAAAACCAATTTTATCAAAAGAGCTAATTTATCTGGTGATTATTCGTTAAATATTCATAGTTTATGGAGAATGCTGATGATTCTTACAGTATCTCTAGAAATAGCAGATACTATTGAAACGCCAAATAACAGACTTGCAAGTACTTACGAGTTTATTCTGCAAATGTCCCATTTTTTAAGGCAAACAATTTATTCAAGCGTTGGTCAAAGTTTGGCGGCCATTTTGAGAAGCTCAAATGGAATAACAACTCCAAAACAATTATTTATACTTATTGCTTTCTATCAAGATACAAATTCAACAAATCCAATTTCAATTAAATACTTGGAAAAAATGAAAAATTATGAACAACTTTATGATACATATGTTGAGAATTTATTGGCCAAAAAATGTGCTGTTTATACTTGCCAGTAAAATAAATGAAAGTTCTTGGATCATACAAGAATGCAAAAGAAGCTACTACGAAAGCTTTAAAAACATTAATTTCGTATATGTTAGATGCTGATTCCAAAATGCATCAAGATTTTGCTAAACAATATGCTCCAACAATATTGAATGAATCTTCCACCAAAATAAAATCTAAAAAAAGTCCGCTTGCCGTTGTTGTATTTGATATTGATGATACTTTATTATTTGGTTGGGACAATGTAACTGAAAATGATGAAGTTGTAAAATTATTAAAAAGATTGAAAGATTTAAAAGCGGAAATTCATTTAATTACTGCCAGACTTAAATCAAAGGAAGTTAATATTCTGACCAAGGAACATTTAAAAACATTAGGATTAGAAGATTTCTACCATTCATTATCTTTGGCTCCTGATAAATACCGAACAAGTATGGCTGAAGTTTCAAAATGGAAAATGGAAACCAGAAAAAGTATTGCATCCATGTATCAAATTCCTATTACTTTGACTGTAGGAGATCAATGGGGGGACATGGTTGTTTTGGACAAAGATGAAACTATTCTAGAATTAGATAATCAATATCATCATAAATTGTATCATTTTGTAAGACCCGAAGATAAAGTATCATTATGGGGTTTAAAATTACCAGATCATAAATAAAAAATAATGATTGACATTAAAAAATTATATGAAAAGTACATGAAAAAAGAAAGTCATTTAAATGGCGGATCAGTTACTTGTCATTTCTTAAGTTTTGTGGCTGTTATTTTGCTTATTGGAATAACTGTTTTTGGAGTTCATCATATTCGAGAATTTTTAGATCTTACTACAGAAGCAAAAATCGCAATCACTTTTTTCAATATTGATATTATAGTCAAAGAATTTATAAAGACTTTGGTTCAATTTTTGAAAAGTAAAGAAGAACAATTTTTCAAGATATTTTCTGTAGAACTAAAAGATTTGACATTTCTTCCTTATATATTAAGACTAGCATATGATTTTATCAGAAATATTATTAAGAGTATTTATTCAAAAGGAGAATTTTTAGCAAAGGAAGTTGCTTCAGCAAAAGTCGTCAAAGAAACATACAAACAATTAGAAACAAAGATTTCAAGCGTTTATAGTTATTTTGATTTTATAAGATCATTTGTTGTTTACTTATATAGATCTACGTCATCTAATTTATTGTTTATTGTTGGTACAATGTACAATCCAATTTATAATTTTTGCGAATATGGACCAGGAGAAATAGTTAATTTAAGTTCAACAAAAAAGAAAGAAGTTCAAGATAAAATTAAAGAGTTTATTTAATATTGGTTTTTGATTTTGTTGTTTTTGTTGTTTTTGTTGTTTGAATTATATTTTTCGACATTGACTTAGACTTTGACTTTGCTTCCTTTAAAGTTTCTAATACTTCTTCTGCTGCATCTTTTATCATTTTTTCAGATTGTTTATCTGTTAAAGTTGTTGCTTTTTCTGCTACAAGACTTTTACTATTTTTTAGGAACGGTTTCATTACAAAATTTTTTATTTCGTTTATTATTTGTTTCTTGATTACAACATTTACAAAATCATTGCTTTCGCATGCTTTATATATTGGTTCATTTACTTTATTAATTAAAGAAATTGTAAAATATGTACCATCCTTAATCTTGTTAAAAATATAAATTACCACATTTACAAAGAAACTAATTATTCTGGAAATTGTAAGCTTAATATTATTTGGATCTATAACTTTTAAGGTTAATGAAGCAACTAAGTACTTGGATAATTCGAAAATTGCTTTGGTTTCGTAACTTAATTGTACATCAGGAAGAAGAATTTGAACAAATGAAGTAGTTGCAAAAATTTCCAAGCAATTCTTAACAATTATAGATATCTGAAATATTAAAATTGCAGAATAACCAAAAAATGAAGAATTTATAAATTGTATTAATGCAGGTTCAATATATCTTTTCCAAATATCATTATATACAACGCTCCAAACTATTTCTGAAGGATAATACTTTTGCAAATAAAAAAGTGCTCCAATATAAAGCAATATATCCAGAATCAAGTATGAAAAAGTTAATATTATCAATGTCAAAAAATATGATGTTAAATTACATACTATAGAACCTCCTCCTAACTTTCTTCTTTTATTGTTTGCTTCATTTTGATTACGATTTCTTTTTCTTTTAAATCCAACATTTTGTTCTTCAATATTTTTAATTGTTTTAGGAATATCTGAAGAAATGTTGGCTTCTACTAACTTTCTCAATTCTGTAATTGTAATATTTTGTTCTTCAATTTTTAGATTTTGATTTTCAATAATTACATTTTGGTTTGCAACTAAATTTTTCAGTTCAGCTATTTGTTTAACAATATTTGAAATATCTTCTGCCTTTTGTTTATCGCTTCTTAAATCAAAAATAGGTGCACCTTCTTTACCTTTAAAAGCTGATCCAATTTTATTAAAACTTATATTCAATAATGATCCACAAGTTGTAAGTATTGCAAATTGAGTTATAGGATTTAGAGACGTAAATAATTCTGGATTACTTCCTACAGCAGACAAAATTGAAGGCAAAATATTACTGAGTACAGAATTATATTGAAATTTAACAATATCATTTAAATCAGAACCTGTAAGTTGTTTTATGTATGCAAAAGCTGGAGGAACTACAACGTCTTTGACAATATTAACATAATTTGTACTTTTCAAATTTTCAGATATTTTAACAGGTTCAGTCTCCAAAGCTTCTTCATAAAGTTCATGTTTTCGTTTATTAAAAATTTCTGAAATACTAACCTTTTCTTCTCCGATTTGTATAGCATTTGTGGAATTTGTGGAATTAGTAGAATTTAGAGTTGAATTTACTAAAGAAGTTGAGTTAATGTTTTCATCTTGTTTTGAAGGAAAAAAGAAAGAACCAATGGAATTTCTTATTTCATTAAGATTGCCTCCTTGTAACTTTCTACTAAAGTTGTTATACAAATACTCAAATGTCAATACAAAACAATAAACTACTTTTTTAACTATATCTTCATTTGATAAAATTGAAAAAGCATTAAAATCTATAAAGTAATAATACAACTTTGTATCGTCATTGAACTTATTTAATACTTGCTCCTCTTTTAAAACTTTTAATAAATTTTTAGGATTTATATTTAATAAGTAAGCTAATTCATGAGGGTCGCTCTGAAGAATATTGTAATGAACGTCATCATAACCAGACAAGTATAAAGTCTTATTTACAATATAATTTATAAATAATACTATATCGTTAAATGATGATTCATTCATTCTTACTTTTTCTTGAATTTGTATAGAATTGTAAATATCTCCAACAGCGAATGTTCCGAACAAATAATTGAGAATAAAATTTTTACCATATGGAGATACTAAACCGCCTTCTATTTCAAAATATTCATCTTCTCTGGAAGTTGGTAAATATGGAATTCCTTTATTCAAATATTCTAACAAATCATCAAAAATAGTTGGATCTATTATTTCCAAAAGAATTCGAAGTAAAATTAAACATAGTTCATTATCTTGTAATTTTTCTGAATTTAAAGTTATAGAAGTACTCATATTTTTATTTATATATATTTTAATTATTATCAATATAATTTAATACATCTAATGGTTTCGAATCATTCATTGTTAAAGGTCGTAAATGGGATTTACTGACTCTTGTTCTCCGCTTCATTTTCATATATAATTTACGAACATATTCTTTATGATCTGGAATAACTATTTCTTCCAACAAAAAACCCAAAAATAATAAAATATCATATCCAGTATTATTTCCTAAATTGGCATCCCATTTACCCCAATATTTTGCTCCAGATGTGTTTAAATGAAAGTCGCATCTAGAATATCTTACTTTCGTTTCTGGATTTGTGGCGGAAGAAAAACCAAAGTCCCCAATACATACTTTATATTTGAGAGTCTTCAGTTGAATTTCAATGTCCTCATTCAGTTTATACTTGCTTTCAAATTTGTATGAGGGATCAATTTTTTCCAAAAATACATTTCCTATATGAAGATCATGATGCTTAAATTTATACTTTTCTTGAGCTATATGAAGTCCAATCATAACTTGCTGAATAACAGATTTTAAGTCATCTAAATCCATATCATCCAGGAAGAAATCTACCGGTTTTCCTGCATAATCCATTATTATATTTCCATGTCTGTAACCGCTATATGCCGCAATAGTTTTGGCAAAAAATGGAATTTCTGATACCAAGTTGCCTATCATGGCTTCATGTATGTAAGAAGTCGATAAAATTATTTTATTGGCATCGTCCTTCGAATGGTCTTTGTATCCATAAGAAAAAGGACGGCAAGGAACATTCGGTATATCGATAATTTCATTGTTGATTTTATGGTTACGGACAATTTGAGAATCGTATTCTGAGCTGACCATAAAACAGTTTGTGGTTTTAAAATTTATTCTCTTTACCAAATATTGTTTTTTTCTTATTTCGCAAGAATGAACAATGGCGTTCGATCCTTTTCCTATGACTTTTCCGAGTTTGAGTTTTCCTAACGGACAAGGATGCCGAAATGTCAGTTTCCGAATATTAAAATATTTCATATTTTTTTTT